TGCGTCGGGATCATTCTGCGTTATTGAGCTAAACTAGGATAAAAAACATGGAACAAACAAAAATTGTTGTAGGTGAGAACGGCGCAGAAACTGTTCCGTTGACTGATGCCGATTTAAAACAGCAAAAAGAAGATCAAGATAATTCTCATGTTGCGTCTATGGCGTTTTTACGCCTTGAACGAAACGCTAAACTTGCTGCATCAGATTGGCGAGGAAGTTCCGATAACACGATGTCGGACGAGTGGAAATCGTATAGGGATGAACTGCGAGATTTCCCAGAAAAAGTAGACCTAACAAACATCGTTTGGCCAAAGGAGCCTACATAAAATGACCGTATCAATAACAGGCGATGGCGCTGTCACAAGCACCTCTGGCGTTATGGATTTCTCAGAAGTTATCCGAATGGACAGTCGGACCATGAGTGGCAGTGTCACCATCGAAGCTAACCGTAACGCTGGCCAGTTTGGTCCTGTGACCATCACTGGGTCACTTACGGTCCCAGCAAACTCCAGCTACCACGTTCTATAGGGAATAACGATGAGCATAATTTTAGATGGTGCCGATAAAGCCGCAAGTCGAACAAGCTTGGGACTGAGTATCGGTACAGATGTATTGGCACCCAATGGAAGCGCAGCATCTTTAACAAACGTACCCGCCGATCAACTCACAGGCACAGTTCCCGCTGGCTCATTGTCAAGCGCAACCATCCCCGCGTCTCAACTTTCGGGAGTTGTGCCAACTGCAAATTTGGGAAGTGGAACCGCTGACGCTACAACATTTTTAAGAGGTGATGGGGCGTATTCTGCAATTTCGGCGGGTGGAACTCACGAATTAATCGGAACTGCTTCTGCAAGCTCTTCTTCAATTTTAGAAGTTACTGGCTTAACAACTAGTTTTGATTCGTTTCGCCTTATTGCCACTGAACTTACAGTGAGTGTCACATCTTCAGACACTGGAATCGTAGTTCATTATGGAACCAGTGCTGGATACGTTAATGACACTCAATATGAAGGCACTGAGACTATTTGGGAAGCAGGTAACTTGACCGACCACATATCGACTGGTCAAGGATTTATGGTGAGCAATTCGCTTATTCGCGGGGGAATTGATAACGGATTTTTCACTTTTGATTACTTGTTGCAAAGATCAATTAACAAATGGGGTCCCAACCTCGTCGGCAATTATATTTGTCGAAGACCAAACAATACCACTAAAGGCGGTATTCTTATTCAATCGCACCGCAACGTGAACGACAACGCTGGAAACACGATGACGAAAGTAAAGGTCTTTCCGACCCAAGGGACTTTTACGAGCGGAAGGTTTTCTGTCTATGGAGTGAAACATGCCTGAGCTTACTAAGATTTCAAATGGTGAAGAAATCCCGTTAGATGCTGCTGAGATCAAGGAGCTAGAGGATTTCCAAAAATCTTGGGCAGACGGTCAAGCTGAACGCGACATGATCGCACTTCGCAAGGAACGCAACGCCAGACTAGCGGCGTCAGATTGGACTCAAAGTCGAGACATTACCTTGTCCAACGATGACGCTTGGAAAAGCTATCGCTCTCAGCTTCGGGATTTCCCAGAAAACGTCGATCTAAACAATATTGAATGGCCAAAGGAGCCTACATAATGGCAATTACTTTCAACGGCTCTAACGGCACGATTACGGAATCCAACGGCACCTTAAAATTTGGAACAAATGTTGAGCTAACCAACAGCGCAACTTTGCCAGCTTCCGCACTCGACTGGACGAATGCGTCCGTAAACGGGTCGAAGATTACTGGTAACGTAGACGCCGCAATTCTAAATGGAACGGCAGCGGCAATTGATGGTTCTGCAATAACTTCTCTCAGTGCAGGAAATCTAACGGGAAGCATTGCAGACGCCCGTTTACCGTCAAACATTCAAAGCTTCCCAGCCCCTGGAACTAGCGGAAACACTCTCCAATCTGATGGTACGAATTGGACCTCTGCCGCCGCTGGTGCTGGAGGTGCGTGGGAAATTGTCCAGAATGGAACTGTCGGAGGCACAACCTTAATCCTTGGAAGTCTGACCAAAACAACCCGTGTCATTATTAATAAATATCACGGTAGTGGAAACATGGTTGTCGAGTATTCGACAACTGGTGGAAACTCATATTTAACGTCGGGATTAGAAGTCAGTGCTGACGATGCTTATACGACGACTGAATGGACTAACGGAGCGGCTGGATTTAACAGTGCGCCATGGGGTTCGTTGTACACAGGCATAATGGATTACACGATTTTCCGACCAGAACAAGCTACGGCTCCTATAATGGCAAGATTTGAGACTTCTGGTACGTTTTCCGCTCGCGGTGGCTACGACACCATCCAAGGCCATGTGAGATACAATACGGCGACAGCGGTAAACCGACTGAAATTCACGCAACTCCAATCAACCGATAGATTCATAGTTCTTCGCATGACTTATTAAGAGAGAAAAAATGGATAAATATAATTACGTCGATTGTGAAAAGAAAACTTCAGTGATTATGGAGTTTACCGCTGAAGAACAGAAAGAAATAGATGCCAAACAAAAGGCATTCGAGGATACGGCAGAAGACCGCGCTTGGTTTGCATTGCGTGTTAAGAGAGACAAGCTTCTAGCTGAGACAGACTGGCTGGCGAATTCTGATGTAACAATGTCGGATGCTCAAAAATTGTACCGTCAGGAATTAAGGGATTTACCAGCTAATACGTCAGACCCAGAAAGTCCAGACTGGCCTAACAAGCCATAAGCAATGGAGTTAGATGCTAGGCTTCTAATCACTCTGGGAGGCATGTTTATTTCTGTAGTTACTAGCTTTGTGGTGACGAGACAGAAGTGCATTGAGCTAGAAGATCATTCTAAAACGATGCAAAAGAACATTGCCGAATTATACGACAACCTCGAAAAGAACAACATTTCCACAGAAGTTGCTGAGAACAAAGTCGCCGTACTTTCTCAAATTCTTTCTCCTACAAACCGTGAAAAACTTCATCGTTCTTTAGAGCGCATGGAGACTACTATTGAGCTTCATTCTAAAGAGATTACTCGTTTAAACCACATGCATAATGGAGCGCATCCCCCTGTAAAAGAAAAAGAGTAATGGCAGTAATTCAAAAGTTTATTCTCGTATTAATCATGCTACAACCTGACGGTGAATTTAAAATTAAAAGCCAATTAATAACGGAATGTCCTCCAGCAGAAACAATTACGATGCTTATGAATGCGCGAGAGGCACAAGGAGAGTTTATCTCTTGGGATGGCTCTTGTTTCCCTATAGTTTTTAAAAAGCCAGGATCAGTTTAATGCTTGGATTAGTAGACTCAGTTGTCGGAGTAGCTGGAAAGGTACTCGATAAATTTGTTGAAGATAAAGACCTTAGGTTAAAACTTGATGCAGAACTAAAATCACAACTAATTAATCTAGATGCTCTACAAGCTCAGACTAATATTGAACAAGCAAAACACCCCTCTTTGTTTGTTGCGGGAGCGCGGCCAGCCATAATGTGGATATGCGCCTTTGCACTCGCATGGCAATACATTATCGGTCCAATTGCTGAATGGGGGTTAATTATATATGACCCGCTTGTTCAATTACCGAACTTAGAAACTGAAGAACTCACAGGACTAATCATGGCATTGTTAGGGTTAGGTGGCATGAGAACTGCTGAAAAGTGGAAGGGAGTTTCTAGAGAAAACATGAAGGGTACTCGGTAATGTGTGCTGCCTCTCAAACGCGAAAACACGGCATACCTAAGAGTAACAAAAGAGTTTTGATGATTAAAAACACATTAAAAGCTAGAGAAGAAGATAGGTCATTTTCAGATACAGTTAAAGATTCTATACGAATAATTACAGGACGAAAAAACCGATGAAAGACCTACTGGCAGATTTACACAATGAAGTGGCATTAGATTTACTCCGAAGGGTACAAAGCGGAGAAGCAACAAGCCAAGAATTATCTGTCGCTGTAAAATTTCTAAAAGACAACAACATCGAAGCGCAAATGACTGAAAACAGCCCTCTAGCGAACCTAGTGGACTCATTGCCAGTATTTGACGACGAAAAACTACATTAAAAACACGATATGCCCCGTAAAGCGCCTAGGAAGCGCGCACAGAAGAATAAGGGCATTTCTGAGGTGACCATAGCCGAGACTCCCTCAAAGGCTACTCAGAGAAGCTCTGAAGAGGTCGTTTCTGATGATTTTAGGAAATTTTTGTTCCTAATATGGAAACATCTAACTTTACCTGACCCAACACCCGTTCAGTACGATATTGCGTCTTATTTACAGCACGGACCTAAGCGATCTTGCGTCCAGGCGTTCAGAGGAGTTGGCAAATCGTGGATCACCTCCGCATTTACGCTATGGCAGTTATATAGAAACCCAGATGCTAAGATTCTTGTCGTCAGTGCGTCTAAAGAACGTGCAGATGCATTCTCAACGTTTACCCTGAGGTTAATTTCAGAGGTTCCGTTTCTAAAACACCTGAAACCTAAAGAAGAACAGCGATCCTCTAAGATTGCCTTCGATGTCGGTCCTGCCAAAGCGGCACACGCACCAAGTGTTAAGTCTGTCGGTATCACTGGGCAGCTAACTGGCTCCCGTGGTGACCTAATCATTGCTGATGACGTTGAAGTCCCTAATAACTCAGCGACACAGCAGATGAGAGACAAGCTATCGGAGCAAGTCAAAGAGTTTGACGCTGTGTTGTCACCAGGGGGACGCATAATCTACTTAGGAACTCCACAAACAGAAGATAGTCTGTACCAAGCACTTGCAGATCGTGGGTATGACCTACGGATTTGGCCCGCATTGAAACCCAGTGCCAAAGAAGAAGCACAATACGGGACAATGTTGTCTGATTTCATACTAAATCTCCCAGCAGATTCCGGTGATCCCACTGATCCCCTGAGGTTTGACATTGAAGACCTACTGGAACGAAAGGCATCCTACGGTAAAGCGGGGTTTGCCCTTCAGTTTATGCTTAATACACAGCTCAGTGACGTTGAGCGTTATCCCCTAAAGGTTAGAGACATTATATTTATGTCTTGTGACAAAACCCTTGCTCCTATGAAGATTGCCTGGGGTCCAGACGATGACAGGCGCATGAACGAGCTGCCTAATACCGCTATGAACGGGGATTACATGTATGCCCCTATGCATATCGACAGAGAGCATGTGTCTGAATACACAGGTTCAGTCATGGCAATTGATCCATCAGGTAGAGGCCAGGATGAGACAGGGTATGCTGTGGTTAAGATGCTTAATGGCTACCTGTTTGTTGTTTCCTGTGGGGGTCTTAAAGGTGGGTATGACGATGGCACACTTAAAAGACTTGCTGAGATAGCTAAAGAACACTCTGTAAATGAAATCATTGTAGAGAGTAACTTTGGTGACGGTATGTACACCAAACTGTTAACCCCTGTGATGAACACCGTACACAAGGTGATGATTGAAGAAGTCAGACACAGCCAACAGAAAGAGAAGCGGATCATAGACACCATAGAGCCAGTAGTCGCTAGGCATAAACTGGTGATTGATCCCCGTGTTGTCGAAGAGGATTACCAAAGTGCCCAGAAGTACGATCAGGCAGTAAGACTTAGTAAACAACTGATCTACCAGATGACCAGGGTGACCTATGAACGGGGAGCTTTGAGGCATGATGACAGGCTTGATGCATTGTCTATGGCTGTTGGCTACTGGGTTGAACAGATGGCTAGAGATGAGTCTTTTGGTATTGCTGAAGAACGTGAAAGAGCTTTGCAAGCTGAGTTGGATGACTTTGCTGATATGGTTAGAAATCCAATGGTAAACAGAAGACAATCCCAACACACAAGGCCACTCACTTGGATGAACTAGGAATGGTTGTTTTAAATACTGCCATACTAGAAGGAATGGGGGGTTACCTCCTGTTACTCCCCCTAGGGTAACCTTAGGTTAAGACAACTGTCCCCCTCCGGTTGTACCTAAGGTTACCCAACTTAGGGTTAACTTAGGGTAACCTTAGGTTTAACTTAGGGGATGAGTAACAGTAATAACAACAATGACTATTACCACTGGTACTCAGTGAATCGGTGCAGCATAGGGGTGTCTACTGGGTAACTGTAGGTTGACATGTGTTACCGATGGATTTTCACAGAAAAATCTGAAGCCCTTATTAACGCTACCCCTTCCGCGCTACCCCCCTTGGCCGTCCCTTGATACCCTCAGGCATTTGCGAATTAGAAGCGGTATGGGGGGTAAGGCCATCAGAAAAACACAAGAAAAGACACAGGACTATCGGAAACCATTGGTAACCATGAGTTGTCACATATTCTGACAATATGTCGGCGCTTTTTGGTGGTGAATTGGTGGTGTTATCGGTGGTGTGATTTCGTGGTGTCTTATTAATGGGCCTTTTACCTCTCTTTTTCTGTTTCCGTCTTTTTTTGTTTTGAGGGTTGCAATTCCTGTTAACGTACATTATTTGTATAATCACAGAATATGTACACCAACCAGGGGTTAACAAATGAAACTCTCGAAACAAGACCGCAAGCAATTTGAGATTATCGCGATGCATCACCACAACGGCAACAAGGCAACGGTTCAACGCCTAGTCACTTCATGGTTGCGTAGTTCTCCATCAGATACCGTTTTAAAAAAGCGCCAAGCGTTTTTGATGACGGCGCAAGCCTGGGGGAAATAGAATGTTAGACCAGGCGATTGCCAATCAAATACATGAAATAGGGCTGATCCTGATTTGGATAGTCTGTTTAATGCCAGTGGTTTTCTCGGCGGTTTTAATTTTGGTGTCTGTCACGCGCCATCAAATTAAAACCCGAGAGTTGCCTAACCGTTCATATAAAAATCGAAGCAGCATTTTTTACAGCGCCTACATAGCGCAACAAAAGGGGAAATAAAATGGATCAGTACCAAAAAACACAACTGAAAGCTTTGGAGGTTTTGAAAACCCGAATGTATGACCGCCAGGCACAACCTGGATATGACCATGCCGCTCTTTATCGGCTTGTAGATGATTTGTCGGACGATAGCCGCGCGACGTTGAAAGGAATTTTTGAAGACGTCGAGAAGGGAAAAACCAATGAATAAGGTTTTCAATGTCAGTGTTCGTAAAGTCGGAGGTTTGACTTTCGTACGCGTCGGGAAGTTATGCTTTTCATTCTGTCTCACAAATAAAGGAGTTTAGAAAATGTTGAACTATGATGAACACTACGAACTTAAAAATGAAGCCATGCGTAATGAGTTGTCCATCGAATATGTTGGTGTCCAACACCGCGACGACATTCTCGACACCTACTTTACACATACGATTGACCGCCCGCCGCTACGTTTTGGTGAAGAGCCGACAGTGTTTGATCATAGCCGTTCTGCTGGTCGGGATCGTGTGAAAATCAGCACGCCAGTTTTGTCTTAATTACTGTCAAACGTAAGGGGTTTTAAAAATGGAAAGATTAGACTTAAACTGCAGCCAGAAGGAAACACAGCACCCATACACCGCCGCAAGGTTCGGCATTCTTTTTAACAAGATGCACACCACAAAAGCCCTGGGGCTTCTATTTAGTTGCCCCAAATTCCAGGCTGGGTGTAAACGCAAAAATGTTGATCAAGCGGTATTTGGGCGCTGGCTGATTTCTCGCTGGCAACGCCAAGCACTACGCCAAACAGAAACTTTTTTAGATTAATACCTGATAATCGTGAGGGGATGTTTAATGACATCTGTTAAAGAACTAAAAGCTGAACTGAAAGCGCATGGGGTTAATTCATTTCTAACCGCACCGGACGCTAACCCGAAAATCGCCAAGAACATGAAGTCTGGCGTGATGACGTTTGCGCTTCATTTAGCGCCAGCTAATCTTTCAGGTTTCAATGTCTGTGCAGCGTCTACGCCAGGATGCCGTGAAGCGTGCCTTCATACCGCTGGCAACCCGCTATATATGCCAGCAAAAGAAAAAGCGCGTATCGCCCGAACCAAGCTTTATTTTAAAAATCGTCCGTTATTTCTGAGCGGGCTTAAACGTGAAATAGATTTGGCGCTGAAAAAAGCAGATTTGGCCGGTATGGCTCCTGCTTTTCGATTGAACGCAACAAGCGATATCCCATGGGAACGGGTTTGTTTTGAATATCGCGGGAACCCGTCTGTTTCACTTGTTAAATACATCGAAATGCACGGGGGCGAGTGTTACGACTACACGAAACGCCATAATCGAATTCCAACCGGATGGTATCACCTCACATTTAGTCTTGCTGAGAATAACCTAGCAGACGCGGTAGAAGCGCATAGGCGCGGTATGAACGTTGCGGTGGTGTTTTCTACCCCAAAGGGCAAGCCTTTGCCTGCTACATGGTCCCTAGGCCCGATCCTGAATATCCCTGTACACGATGGTGATCTGAGCGATTA